CACCTTTCTTAGTTAACTACTAAACCTACCGTCAAAGAGAAAGTTCAAACGCTTGTATAATTATCAAAGACAAAGGAACTGACACCAGTACCCCCATCAGTAAGATAATTCAATTGCAATCGATGAGGTCCAAGCAATAAACCAAATCGAAAATCATCTCCAGCCGCCATATAGACGTCCGCATACCATGTACTTTGACTATTTGTCGCAATACCAGGTAAAGCTCGCACTCCCACCCACAATGCTCCTGGAGATGCCAAAAACGCAGCATTGCGTGATGTTCGGATTGTTTGTAAATCCACATTAGTTGCCAAGATATTATACTGAGTAGTAAATGGCAACTCAAATTCCTGATACGGCACACTTGTGCGAGAAATGTCCACAGGGGGCGAACGCATTGATGGTAGTGTGTTCGCAATCGTTATTGGAGAAAACATATCAGGGACCTCATCAGCATCAGTGCACCAACTAAAATCACTAGATTGGTACTTTGGATACACTGTATAAGATCCCAAAGTTGGAGGATAGGTCAAATACTGGGTAGTAGCTGACCAAGTTAAAGAGGCCTTTACAGTATCACTCGAAAAGCCAAAAGAATCAATGTCCGGATCCCAAACAACAATTGGGTGAAAATCAATAGGAACGATGTCACTCATAGGATTTCCATTATACCAAGTTATTTTCATACGCAAAGAACCTCTCCAAACTCGAAACATTTGCGCATACCATCCTAAAGTCCCACGCATCATCAATACACTTGGATCAAGATAACCCATAAACAATATACCTTGAGTTCCTGTGTCAGTTGTTGGATTATTAATAGGATTATAGGTATTTATAGTACGGACCATAGTATACCGCTTGATTACTTCACGCACAGAATTATATCGTTCTCCAAAATGATTAGGTCGTGAAGCGCTCTGAGACATAGTCTGTATTCCCAAACCAGATTGTGTCTGTGCCATAGTAGGAGCATCAACCAGATCTTGCGCACCTTGCGCTTGAATAGGACACCATGACAGATTAGTTAGATGCAATCCAGCAACCTCAAAATCATCTGCACCACAAAAGAACATATTTATCTCAATAGAACTTGCGACACCAGATGTAACAATCAAAGGATTCAAAACACGCAAAGTCCAAGTCCCCAAAAAATTTTTAAACAATTCAGAAGTTGAAAGATTACTTTGTGTTCCATTACACATCTTTTTATAAGTCGTAGAAGATAAAAAAGGAATCTCGAATGAATACGAGTGTGCCTCTGGTCCAAGATCCAATGCTGCACCATAAGATGAATAAGCTTCGCTAATACCAGCAGGACCAGACCCAGAATAATCTCCAAAATGTACTCCAAACCACAACCGACCAACATGAAACGCGGTAGCTACAATATCAAAGCGCACACGCAAACCACCTCTCCAAAAAGTAAAAGGAAGAGCTGCATACTCCATTAAAGTAGGCATCCAAAAAACCCCCGGACCAGCAACTGCATTAAAAGGAGTAACACCATAGGAACCCATTCCGCCAGGACCCAACATTCCAGCTGCTAAAATTGTATTTCCAACATCCCCTGATGACCAGGAAATTTTCTGAAGAAATGTGGGCAAAGAAAACAAATACTTAAACTGCATCTCATCACGATCGGTCCCAAAATGCTCTGGATCAACCAAATTCTGTGAACTAGGCATAAGGGTTAAACGATTTAAAAATTCCAAATTAGTGGCATGATTCATGTATCCAAATGGTTTTAAAACACGATATTCAGGTTGCACTGATATGTTCACCTTGTCCATCCCAGAAACATTAGACTTAATATCAAATTTGTCTCCAACAACCTCATTTGGTAACGAAACATCAACACAACGATGAATTATATTCGTAACCTTTGATGAAACCGAGTTGCCATGAGCTACTAAATCTTCCTGCTCCTTCTTAAACTTCTCAGAAAAAACACCAGATGTAATAGGGTTCGTTGTTGGAACATGAAACTCACTATCCGGCAAAGAAACCCACAAAGAGACATTCAACTGTGTTGACGCTCCTGTAGCTGGTAACAATGGATTAAAAACCTGAACAACCACATATCCTAAATGATCAATATTGATAGCATCCCCAGATGTCAAATTAATATAATTTTTATAATTAACAAAGGGAATATTAAGTTCCGCTATAGTACTAACAGAAGGATCCAAGAAAATATGTTGAACACTAGTCTGGGCTGCTTTATTCGCTTCATGCCAAGTGTCAATTGTTTCACTATATGTCAGAGGAACAAAATAACAAATCAAACGTCCCGCATGAAAACGCGTTCCATTGACTTGAAACCGCAATTTAACACTTCCACGCCAAAAAGTAAAACGCTCAAACGGGATAGAAATAGTATTGGTGGTTAACAAATTCGGCATTATAAGATGTTTCAATAACAAGGCCTGATCACCGTCACTCGCAGACCAAACAAACGACTCAACCAAATTCCAACGACCAACCATTTCCTTAAGCCCCCAAGCAACATCATTCATACTAGCATGGGCATCTTGGGCAACAGTAAGCATTGATCCTCTATTTGCAACCTCGACTGTAGGTGGCGTTTGTTCAGCCAATGCAATACCAAGATTCACATCTGGAACTAATTGTTGATCCCCCTGAATCTGACACATCAAACGATCACCCTGCACCTTCCAATCTGATGTGAAACCACTATTAGATAAAAATTCCTTTCGCAACTCTCTCCAACTGAACAAGGAAGGACATGGCAAATCCACACTTCTAAAAGCCTGCCTCAAAGCTTTAGCAAAAGACTCAAACCTAACCTGTCCATGAAAGAACGCAAAACGCAATGCAGTATTTGAATTCACACATAACGCTTCCTCCATAACCAAATTCTTGTGTGACCAATACAACAACTCTATGATAGTTTTCCACTCAATAGCCCCAAACCACGCAGAGTTAAGAACCTCGGGAATACGCACAAAAGAATGTTTTAAAAATGTCAGATTTACAATAGGATCAAACGCATTTCCCTGTGATTCAGATTTATCTGCAACACCATATTTTATTCCCATAGTTCCCAAAAAATCCCTAACCGTATGCATATTATAAAACTCTAAAGCTTGCTTCTTAACACTAACCAAATTGTCATCCCCATAAATTTTTGTGCGTACAAACTCATGGTAACACGGTAAGTTCGCTAATTCTGGGGGTGCTAAATGTAACCAAGCATAACGCAAATACATTTCATTAACCAAAGTATTAACAACAACTGTCAACGGATTTCCCGATGGATTTCCTCCACTAGCTAAATAAACACAATCCATAGCAATATGCACGGTATGAATGAGCTCATTGAATAAAACCTGACGGATCCCAGAAAACTCATCACCATAGCACATATTTATTAAGTCACAACAAGCTTGCATACAATCAGCAGACAAAGTACCATCAAACCTAGAAAAGTCCCCAGCAAAACCCAAATCACTATTTTCCAGCAAATAATTGGCCATCAAATCCCATTCCATAGACATACAATTAATACCAACTGCTGAAAAAGTTGTAAAACGTGCACTATATAATTTCGCCGCAAAAGCCAAACAATATTTTCGCATCAATATAACAAAATCCAAGGGGGCAATAGCAAATACACGAGTGTTACCAACCATAACTCGGTCTAAACTTCTTTTCTCATCCTTTAGGCAATCCACCCAAGCTGAAGGTACACGATTCCCTTTCTTTGCCTGCTCCTCTCTAAAATCAACACGAGAACGCAACAAAGGATCAGAAATAGCAGCTTCCGGAACGTCACCCACAAACAAAGCACGCTTGGACTCTCCAGGTTTCATATAAAGCTTAAAAGGAAACCCCGCTGATGAAGTCATATTCAACGCATCAAAATACTCACGCCCAATAATACCATTAATAGCCTGGTGTTCATTTAAAATAAAATAATCAAAATCCTCAAATTCCTGAAACATGTCCATAACAATATCCAACAAATAAGTCCAATTGAAAGGATTACTCTGAACACCATACTTTGCAATCCCCAAAGCCAATGGTGAGACTCGCTCAATCAAACGTGGATCATCAGGACTCAAAACAGCGGGCTCTGTCAAATGAGGTCCCAATGAATCCAACAACGGGGTGGCAATAATTGATGTTTTATCCGGCAAACGAATCTGCTCCTTTCGTGCAAGAGTTCCCAAAATTTCAAAATTCCCATGAGCTTCAATCATTCGAGGAAAAGAATCTTCCAATACATTTCCACTAGGAAGGGGCAAACCCTGGACCAAGTTACCAAAATGGGCCTTTGCCTCACGCAACATCTTTCCAGTTACAACTTGTGCTGCACCATACGCCCTTGCAGTTATACCAGCAATATGTATACCAATCAAACGACGTTGCATGGTCTTATCCAAAATCCCAATAAGAGCACCACAATCACCCACAACAGCAGGAGCAGTATATTCCCAACCTTGTGTCATCACAATCTGCTTTGTAGAATTGGGCAACTTATAAGTAATTTCCTTCTTAAGTTCAGTTATTCTAGCCAAATTATGAAATTCCGTGACCCCCTGACGCATAGTGACCATCAACACACGCTTACCAGCAACACCAGCGAGATCTTCGTCCTCGACAAATAGGTTAATCCTATCCCGAAAACCGAATAATCGCGGCCCGAATTTATAAACACATACATCACGAGGACCATCAAACCCTTGAAGGGTAACCATATTTCGAACTAAAAACAGAGATTTATAAATAACACCACTTCGAGAAGTCAACACAATCAAAGAATCATCCTGCACAAGATCTCCGTTAACATCCAGAAAAATATGTCGCGGACACAACAACAAATCATAACCAATTGCAAAGACACACATTCGATTAATACATCCCACATCCTCTGTAGCTAAACCAAAAACATCTGCCTTCAACATTGCCGGAGCAATCAAATCACGCATTTGCTGCACACCCATCTCATCATTCATATCCATACACATAGATGGTGCTCCCATCAAACCATGCGCAATCGGCTGGGCAACACGATGCTTAATTCTAGGCTTTCTTACTTTAGAAGCAAAATCATAAGAACTACCATGTGCCTCAGTTTTTGGTGCCATAGCACTTTTCCAAAACGTAGCCACCAAAGTACACGCCCCAAGAATTCCAACCCATTTTGACAATTGAATAAAACAATCATAAATATAAGGATTGGTAACTTTCCACTGATTATAATAACTCAAGACCTGATCTCTAATAGCCGGCAAATTTGCTGCAAGTGTATTTCCAATACAAGTACCAGTCGCCCGTGACAAAATCTCCTGCAAACCATGCGCATCAACTTCCAAGGGCAAAATCACATTCGGAGGATCCAACTCGCAACGCATACTATCAATAAACGCTCGAGAATCATAAGCTTCCTTCCCTTTTTGCTCACGCACCATATGCTCATTAAAACGACAACGAGTAATAGTGACCATAGCCTTTGTTGTAATCCAACTTGGGGTAATATAATTAACACCTGTCTGACTTGGAACAGCTCGACACTCACGCCACGACAAATGCTCATAATTCTCAAAAACACCTGGAAATTCATTAGCTCTAGCCCAATCAATACGATCAGTACCAGGAATACAATATTTGGGAATAGGTCGAACCTCCCACAACGCACGACGCCTTCGCTCTAAAGCAGCTGGTGTACGAATCTCATTAGCACATGGAGGAAAATGAGAATTGGAAGTCAAAACAACTAATTGTGAACTAAAATGTGTCCCCTTAATGCCAACACGAGGATTATCCAAT